ATGATTAAGTTATATCCATCTGCTCGCTCTATTTGTACGGCACCTTTTTTTATATAAAGACCACGATAATCAAATCTAGCGAAAGAATCTGATTTGGATGTAGTGGCTGTAATTCCGTTCATGTCCATATTTATCGTAGTTGGAAGTGGAGCGGTTAAACGTAAATCAGTTCTAATTTGTTGCATTTTAGCTCTAACCTCATCAGGATTAGCTGTCCAATCCATTAACACGTCCCCTTCTTGGAACGACATTTCAATTACATGCAATGTTCCAGTAGGTAGACCGTTGAAAATGTAAGGAGAGAAGTACAAATCCTTATCTGCTGGTGTTAAAAATGTAACGTACACCCTTTTCCATTGTTTATCTAAAATGGACTGATCATATTTAACGATGGTAGTCATTTGACCGTTTGTATCTTTAGATGTATGAGCCCAAAAGTGAAGCGGAGTTAACTCTGTTCCGTTTCCTGCTGCAGAACCACGCACCATGGCGGAATACGTATAGTAAGTACCTCTTTTTAAAGGGATATTGCCTTCTAGATATCTAACACCTTGTGGCATAGGAATCCTCAATGTGCTTTTACCGTTATACACGACAGAAGTATCTACTACACCGCCGCCCTGTCCGTTATCTGCCCACATTGCATTCCATTCGAAGTCAGATGTGTTATAGAGTAAGTTTCTACCACCACCTTGTTTCTTTGCGGGGTCATATCCTGCATCGAAAGTCGTTTCTGGACCCACTCGAATGTTATTTGCTTCAAATTGTCCTATAACCCCTACAGATGCAACTAAACCCTCATAAGTTAGTGCCTCTTTAAATGTATTCCCACCATCACGACTAACCCCAATACCAGCACTGTTGAAAGCGACAAGGTTATTGGGGTTGTTAGGATCAACAGCAAGTATTCCATTCTCGAAAACTAGCTCGGTTTGAGCGTTTTTAATAGCTTGTGTTGCACGCTTTACTGCTTCGTCGAGAGCGTTGTATATTATTTTTCCGTCATTATTCACAATGCCTTTTAATGATTTTTGTATCGCTTGAAGAAGAGTACCAGAGAAATCTTTTTTATAGTTAGCTAGTGTAACTTTGCAGCTAATTATCTCTAATTCATTATTGAACTCTTCGTCAATCTCCATGATTCTCGTTTCGATATCCACATTCATCGGCTCATAAATTAAAAGAACCCGATCTCCTTCATTTGGGATAATGTAAGGATATCCGGCTTTTCTTAAATCTACAAAATCAAGCGTCATGCTAATGACAGGAGTGTCTTGCAATGATTCTTTTAAAGCGTTATCTAATCCTGATATTGTAGTGTAGCGTTCGTCATCAATCATAGGAGCTTCAAGAAAGCCAAATATATGAACGTTTGGGCTTGTATATTCTCTCATGAATCCATCTTTACCATACCCTCGAATGTATGTAGCAAGTGATTTTGTGTCAATTGTACGTTCGAAGGTTTTTATATTAAAGTTATACCTAAATTGAAAATCAGTATCTTCACCAATCTTCGTTTTAAATCTAACTAAGTTTCCGCTAATAGACATTTCAGCTTTATATCGTTCTAATACCTTTTTCAGTAACGATAAACGATTGTCTTTTCCAAAGTTCTCGAAATCTTGAGCGTAAAAAGAATCGATTATCGCTGTTTGATACCCAGTACCTTCAAATATAAAGTCTAATGCATCCCGTAATGTCATACTGCCATCATGCACTTCGTATTTTTGCTTATCAATCATCTTCACAAAGAAATCATGGATACATTCAACTTGTTTGTAAAATGTATTTCCTATATTCCTTTCAACTACGGACTTAATTACGTAAGTCTCTCCATCAAATTCGACTTTACTTTCTTCTTGAACAAGTGGGAAAGCGTATTTATTCTCTTCTGTAGGTATGATGAGAAAACTAATAACTTTTTCTCCGTTCACTTTCCTTACACGATTCAAACTCTTACATCCAGTTAATATTTCTGTGTTTCCAAATACATCAATAATTGTAATTAAATTCAAACGTTCACCTCCTACCTATAAATAATAAAATCTAAAATCGAACGAAATAGAAAAGGCGTCCGTAGCGCCTGTAATTTCAAAGTCATTAAATCCCGGATTTAGTGTAATCAACTTTTTATTTGTATCTCGCACAATAGATAAGCTGTTCTTCGTGAATCTAACTTGATCTAATCTTATTGTGTCATTTGTTGAAGTGTTCCCTGTATAAAACCACTCATCACCAGTTGTCTTATTTTTAATCTTTAAATTGGTTGAAGCGCCTTTAAACGTAATTAATAACGGTATATACCTTGGATTTATACCTACACCACCCGCATTATAAATGCTAAAAGTTGAAGTGCTATGTGTGTATTTTATATCTTCAGCAATTAATCCTTGTCCTATTTGCCAAAGATTAGAATCAAATGTGAATGGATCTACAGTAGTTCCTATTGATTCAGAATATGGCGATGTCGAGTAAAGAACTAATTCACATCTTCCTAAAGTTCTAGACACAGGTTCAGGTGTGAATCCTTCAGCACTTACTAACCAACGTTTTCCCGGTTCTTCGCTGTATATAACATAAAAATCTTCCCTTGAATCAAGTATTTCGAAAAAATCATTACGTTTTAAAACGTGATCTGGGAAATCATAAGAAATAAATAGGATTTCTACATGAATAGACCTCCCATCAATTTCTGTTCCTAAATTGATAAGAGGTCCACCACTAATCCTTTCATTTAACTTTTTTACCTTTACAGATTCCGGACGAAACTTTAAAAGAATATAACCCGTTTCTTTACTAAGCTTATATCGTTCTCCGTTCATTTTTTCTATGATTAAATGCATTATCTCGCCCCCGAAAAGAATAATCTTGTAGTCAACTGTCTTCCTTGTGCAATATCGACAATAGGTACAATAACATCTCCGAGAACTTGTTCATTTATTACGAGCTGAATCGTAGCATTTCCGGTTTCTGATGTACTTCTTGACGAATAACCGCCATTTGTTTGTGGTGTACCATAATTACTACTATCTACAGAAGGTGTTGCTGCTTGGCTCATTGCTTGTGATGCTCTATTAATTACACCAATTGAATTTTCCATACCAATTGCAAGACCTGCACCAATTTGCTTACCAACTGCATCACGCATAAGTCGTGAAGGTGAGTGGATATCAAAGAAATCGGTAAATCCTTTTTTGATACTACTTCCAATTGATGCTACCTTGTCCCAAACTGCACCAGCCATTGACCCTATACCATTAATTAATCCTTGTATAATATTTTTTCCGACATCTAATAAATTCACTTCTTTAAGAGTGTCGATTATCTTACTACCTATTTCTAGGGCGGCACTTCCTAGTTCTCCCAAAAGAGAAAGGAGACCTTGAATTAGAGCCCCGATCAGCTTTACTCCGGCTTCTAGTAATTTCGGTAGATTACTAATCAGTGTACTTACCAGAGTCACGACTAGATTAAGCGCTGCCGCTATTAATTGTGGAAGAACTTGTACAATACCCGCAATTAAAGCCAGTAAAATATTTATACCTGCACTAATGATCTGTGGTAAATTCGCAATCAAAGTAGAAGCGATTTTAACGATTAAATCTAGCGCTGCATTAATCAATTGCGGTAAAACTTGTACAATACCATTTATTACAGCTAATAGGATTTGCACCCCTGCCTGTATAATCGCTGGTAAGCTCGCAATTAAGGTAGTAGCTACTTGTGTAATTAAACTAATCGCTAACGTAATTAATTGCGGAAGCATTTGAATAATCCCGTTTATGAGACTAGTTAAAACCTGCATACCAGCCGCTATAATCATCGGTAAATTTGCCGTAATTGCTTCAATTAATGTAGTAATTACAGTGATTATCGCTAACGCAATCATTGGCAAAGCCTGTGTAATTCCAGTAATCAATGAAATTAGTAAATTAATACCCATTTCAATCAACTGTGGAAGAATCATCATAAGTCCATTAATAATGGTTTGAATGATTGATACGGCCACAGGGATTAATTGTGGAAGCATCTGCATAATACTTGTTATTAATGTCATGATGAGCTGAAGTCCAATTTGAATGATTGTCGGTAAAGTTTGAGTAATGCCGGTAACTAAAGTTTGAATTATTTGTATTCCTGATTGAACGAGCATAGGTAGATTTGTAGCAATTGATTGAGCTACAGTATTTATTATTTCAACCATTGATTGTAAAATAACAGGTGCTCCCTGTACTAATCCATTCACAAGACCATTTATGATTTCTGATCCAGTTTGAATGAATTGTGGAAGCGTTGTTGTTAAAAAGTTAGCTAAATTACTAAAAACATTAGTAATAGCTTCTAAAACAACACCTTTATTTGCATTAAGTTGCTCCGCTATTGCTGGAAGAAAACGTGATGCTGCAATTAGAACGCCAGGAATCCCGCCTACCAAAGCGCCAACTATAGAAGGTCCGATTGTTTTAAATATCTCACCTATCTGACTGAAATCTCCTGAAAATACGGCTTTCACAGCATTAAATAAAGTAACCAAACTCTCTCGAATTTTACTTACTGCTAATCCTATAATTCCAGCTGCATGTTGAAATCCTTCTGGTAGATTAGTAATCCACACGTTCAAATTGTCTCCGGTTGCTGCTGTCTGAAATAAATATTTACCTAAATTAACCAGTGTATCTATAAAACTTTGTACTCCTGCAATTACACCAGTAATACTATTTTTAAATCCTTCATTTGTTTGCCACAACTTTTTGAATCCAGTTACCAATCCAACTATTGCGGCTCCTGCTGCTATAAAACCAGCAACAACTAATGCAACCGGACCAGCAATAGCCCCAACACTTACACCTACAATTCCAGCTATACTGGACAAGGTTATAAACACTGGGGCTAGAGCCATGCAAGCTCCAATTAATATTCCAATCGCAACAACAATGGTTGTTAATGCTGCTGATAATGCCGGATGAGCCGAAACCCATGAAGCAAACGCACCAATGATACTTGCAATTACACCTAAAAGTGGCTCTAGTGCCATTTTTAAGTCGCCCATTGCTTTTTGAAACTTTACAGCTGGGCTTGCATCCATTTTCTTTATCATTTCATTTAGTTCTTCTTGACTTACGTTTAAATCAATGACTTTATCTTTAGCATTTAAAAGCGTATCTATAATGTTCTGCCCTTGATCTTCAAACAGGGTTCCGAATAGTTTAACACCAATCTCATTTCGCTTTGTTTCATTTTCAACTTCATTCAATGCTTTAGCGATATCTGTCATAGCGGCTGAACCTTCTTTTCCGCCTTTTGCTACAGACTGTCCCCATTTTTCTAACTGATCAGCTGAAATTTTTGTACCTTCCAAGGCTTCTTTCATCGATTTATCGACACCTTGACCAAATTCAGCCGCTTTAATACGACCTTCTTTCAGTCCGTCTAATAGGTTATCAATATTCCAAGTTCCAGTATCTACACCAGCGGCCATAATAGCTTGTACTTCTTCAGCTCTATACCCAGCTCGTGTTAACTGCCCGCCATATTCAGCAATAATATCTAACTGTTCTGGGGGGAATCCCATTTTTAATAAGGCATTCGTTAAAGCTAACGCACTATCATTTGTTATTCCTAATTCACTACCAACTTCATTGGTTTCTTGGATTAATTCGGTAAAATCAATACCTGCATAAGAAGTTGATATTGCGGCTGCTCCCTTTACAATTGCTGCATTCGCTTCATCACCAACTGTTTTATTTAAAGCCCATTGTCTACGTGTTCCTTCAAGGGCTTCTTCTACATCAACATTCTTTCCAGTAGCACTAAATAATGTTCCTAATTGCCTAGTTGAGCTTGCTACATTGTCTTGTTCTGCTTTTAATCCAGCAAGTTTTCCCTTTAATCCATTAAGCGACCCTTCTGTAAATTCAATTTCACGTCTAAACGCACGATATTGTTCTTCTCCAATCTCACCACGAGCAAACTGTGCTTCTACTTGTTGTTGAGCCGATTTTAATTGATCAAGTTTCTTTGTTGTATTCTCAATCGATTGTGTAAGTAATTGTTGTTTTTGAGCTAAAGCTTCCATGTTACCAGGGTTAAACTTTAAAAGTCGTTCAACATCTTTAAGCTCTTTTGTTAAATCATTACTTCGTTTATTAACGTCTTTTAAGGCATTCTGCAATCCAACCGTATCGCCACCAATTTCAACGGTAATCCCTTTAATTCTTCCTGCCATTTTCTCACCTCACTTTCTTAGAAATTATTGAAGTCTTCTTGTGACGCTTTACGTTCTTTTTCTCTATCTTTTGAAGGGTTTTGCATTTCGATATAATCATCGATATAGTCCAAACACATCCCAATTGTCATATCGTCCAAATCAGCTCTAGATAAGCCAGTTTTATAGCAAAATAAAAGGAACGTTTCAGTGGTAAATGGTTCACCCTGTTCCGTTCCTTTTTGGTCATTATTACTATCTACAACTTTTTTTAGATTGAATTGTAGCTGTTATCATATCCTGGATATCTTCCAAGATTTCAATGATTGGGAATTCTTCAAATGAGTCTAACCATGTTAGTGGCTCAGGTATCGTTGGATCAGCTGTTTTTGCCATTGTCCAAACGAGATTATAAAACACTTCAAAGTCCACACTATCTAAATTACTTGGATCTAAATTTTCCATATCGATTTTTCCAAGAGGTGCTAATTTTAGTAATTGTGCAAAGTAATCTTTACCGAACTGTGCCTTAAACCTAATTGGCGTACCACCTGTGCTTTTTAAACGAATTTCTTTATTATCTACAATAATTGTTTTTTCCATCTAATTACGCCCCCACTACTTTCTCATAAACTTTTGTATACCAAGCATCGTAAATACCTGCTGGTGTAGTTGCTGTTGTAGAAGTTTTAACGCTAAGGTTTACAGGGTGTTGTGATGCGACGAATTTTAATTCTGTTGTTGTTGGCTCTGTTTTATCGCTTTTTGTAGAAGAACCGACACTTGGACGGGATACTGATACATTGTAAAGTAAATGGCGCGTTGCTTTTAGATCACCATCAAATTCAAACATAAGAGCGATTTTTTTGATCTTCGCATTCGAAACTTCTGTAATAACCTTGTCAGCTTCGTCTAAAACTTCTCCTAAAACCTCTGTGCGGAATGCTTCTGTGATGTTGGCAATATTTAATGTACCTTCATAACCTTGGTTACTTGATTCAGTGTAGTAATTGCTGTCATCAGCATAAAAATCAGTTTGTTCACCCTTCGGCTCCAATTTCATTTCAACTGCACCAGGTAATTTTCCAACTGTACCGTATGTGATTTTTCCTGTTTCATCTTCAGAAATGACACTGTAATGTACTTTCTTTAGACCAAATACAACTTTATTCTCAGGCATTTACATCATCCTCGTTTCGTATATTTTTTGATACATATTTTCAGATTCAATAAAAGTTCCATATGATTCATAAGGAATCTCAAAATCATCTAGAATTTTTTCTAGTTTGGCTTCGGCAACTAAATCCTTTTTTGTTGTGTAAAGCTCTATATTTAAATCATTTATCTTGTGATATACCTTGTTGTCAGCCATTAAGTTAGCTGACCCATCCGCTAGAAAACAAATATACGGTGGATTTGGCACTGGATTATCTGGTAACGCTGTGAAATGCGAATAAGCCACAGGATAACCTGTAGCGTCAAGAATCTTCTTTAATTCAATTACATTCATTGTTGAATCGCCCTTTCAACTCGCTCTACAAATTCATGTATTGCTTTTTCTTCAGCTGGAGCCATATGGACTTGAGCTGGTACGCGTCCACCACTTGCTTTTGCATGTCCTTTTTCTAATAGGTGTGTTAGCTGTGGTTTTAATGCATTATGAACAACAATTGCATTACCAACTTTCTTCTTACGCCATCCTTTACGATACTTACCTGTATTCTTTGGACTTTTTTGGTGTAATTCAGCCACAAGATTATTTGCTACTTTTTCCTTCACTTCTTCCATATCTTCTTCCACAACATTTGCATATCTTTGTAATTCTCTAGCAAGATCACTCGCAAAATCGTTCATACTAAACATGCTCCTTTGCGATAATAGTCAATGTTTGATACATTTCATCATCATTCATTGGCGGTTCGATAATATCAAAGATACGACCTTTCATAGTAATTCGCATTAATTCTGTAATTCCTGTTGTATAAGGGATTACAAACCGATAAATTCGTGTAGACTGTGAAGCCGAAGCTTCCATGTACTCCGAACCTTTTACCGTTTTTATCATCGCCCAAGCTCTTTTTGCTTCTATCCAATCTGTTTCAATTGGCTGATTTAGTTCGTCTTTTATTACTACAGATTGCTCAATAATAATTCGATTCCTACAATCACCTGTATTTAATGGCTTTTTATACTGAAAAGGACGCATATTATTCACCATCCAATATAATTTCTTCTAAAGCTTTTGCAATGCCAAAACTATTAATTTCTGTTAAAAAGTTTTTAGTGAAATACTCAAGTGCATCATTATAAACATAACGAGAACGCTCAAAAACTAATTCTTTGAACGTCTCATCTTCGTTTATGTCATATGCTCCGCAATCTTTTACTAAAGCTTTGGTGGATGTAGAAAGGATGCGCTTTAGGTTATCATCTTCATCATCACCCAAGTGCATCCTATCTTTAAATTCTTGCAATATTTCATTTGAAATTACTGTTTCCATTTACATCATCCTTGTGTTGGTGGAGTTGGTGGTGTGAATGAAATCTTTAAATCATAAACAAGAGCTGCTTTATTATCTTTTGGTTTACCATTAGCAAACTGTTTGATTGTATAAAGCATAGCATCTTCAATTGCTAATGTTTGGTCGAACTTTTTAAGCTTGTATCCACCGGCAATTGCTGCAAGATATTGACCTTTTACAAAGAATAAAGCTTTACCAACTGGAACTTCTTCAGATTCAACAGTTTGAATGTTATAAGGTAATGCCATAACCCATTGACCTGTTGATGTTTGAATTGTATTACGTGCTTGTACACCAATTGAATCTACAGGGTTTACAACCATTACGATTTTATTTAGTACTTTACGAGATTTCCCTTTGTCATCCACAGATAAAGCTTTTACAACTTCATAAAGTTCACCAGCAACCACTTCACCAAATTCAGAAGGAGCAAATGTTAATGTACCGGATGATGTTTTATTTGTAACAGCTCCAGTAGATGCATTTACATCTTTCATTAAACCGACAGGTTGATGAGCTACCGCGCCACCACCATTTACAAAGCCGAATTCTAAACCTACTGAATACGATTCTACTAATAAAGTTCGGACATAGCGTTCAACCCATTCTGGCCCAAGTTCTAACATATCGTTTGGAATAGCTGCAAATGCAGTTAATTTAAGTTGACCAATTTGTTCTTGTCTAAACGCTGCATTTACTTGCCCTTTGATTTCACCGAACAATTCGCCCCATGCATATGCTTTTGTTGGATCAGAATAAATAAACTTAGTTACAGCTCCTAAATCTTGAAGCCCTAAAGCATCAAGTAATGGATGTTCTTTAACTAAATCTTCAAATACACGTTCTTGTGTAGTTACAGGAAGGATTGAACCGTCTTTAAAACCACCATCTTGTACAACTGCATTAAAGAATTTTGTTTCTGCTGCTGTTAATACATTTTGACCGCGTTGTTGAAGAATAGAACGATCTAACATTTCATCATTTACTTGGTTACGGACTGTGTTAATTACATCCGTTTGCATCGCATCAAAGAAGCCTTCAAATGCTGCTGTTTGTTCTTGCTCTGTACTCTCTGCATTAGTTAAAGCATCCGTTAATTTTGCCTTTGCTTTGCTAAATGCTTCAGATTTATTAAATTTAATCGTCATTATGTGTTTCCCCCATTTTTTATAATTTTAAAAAGAGCCCTTTAATCCCACCATTTTTTACAGGTTTCGGATTCGGCTCTTTTGGCTGTTCTTCTATATTGTTTTGTAAATCATTCAGAATTTCGTTTTTTAGCCCTGATAATGCAGTGTTTAAATCTTCTTTTGTAATCCCTTGGCTTTTGTTCATTGTTCCATTTCTAAAACCATCGATTACTTTCTGTGGAAGCATGGCAGAAGTGGCAGTTGAAGCTGTCATTTTAACGGGATTCTCCATAAACATGATTTCATCCACAAAGTTATTTTCTAATGCTTGTTGTGGGCCCATCCATGTTTCTTCAGCCATCATATTAAGTAGTTCCTCTTCTGATTTACCACTTTTAATGACATAAGCATTTACAATTGCTCGATCTGTTGTTTTCAACATTTCAGCAGCTTTTTCCATATCACGATGATCTCCACCATTCCACATAGAAGCGTTGTGAATCATAATTTGTGCTGTGGGTGAAATGCGAACTGTATCACCAGCCATCGCAATGAGCGAAGCCGCACTTGCAGCCAAACCGACAATTTGAACTTCAACCTGTCCTGGATAGTTTTTTAACGCTGTATAAATTTCTGATCCTTCGTGTACATAACCGCCAGGACTATTAATTGATACGATTAAATCATCACCATTGGCATTAGTTAGTTCTTTTGAAATTTTACCTGGGCTTGCAGCATCCATTTCAAACCAATCATAAATCCAAGCTTCATCATTAGAAATAATTGGCCCTTTAACGTCAATTTTCACCGTCATTTTGTTTCTCACCTCCTTCAGATTCAGTTAGTTTCGTATAGTTCTTCGTAATATGATGTGTATTTAAGTTAGGATCATCAGAAACTTCATATCCTACTTCTAATCGAATCTCATTCCCTGTAAATGCACTAGAAGAAATGAGTTTATCGATACTTGTAGCAAGATCAAATATGCTTTGATAGGAAATAGCTTTAACCTCAATTTTTCGTCCTTCAAGATACTCATTCATTTCAAAGAATTTAACGTTTGCTTCATCTGAAATCTTTTTTAACAAAGGGTTCACTGTGAAAAGCATGTAATTTTTCGTTTGCTTCTCTACATCAGCCATTTCGCCATATAACAAAGCTGTCGGAATACCGAAAGCCATTGCTACTTGGTTTAAAAAACCGTTTGTCACTTTATTTATTTCATCCACACTCTGACCAGAATTTACTCCGCCTGAGGTTTCAGCATACTTAAAACCTGGTTGTTGTGGAATGATAGCAACATCTTTTTCTCCAATCGCTTTATACATGTTATCAATGAACTCTTGCAGTTTTGATTGATGCTCTTTACTCTTTGCAGCAAGCATGTCCATATCGACTGTTCCACGAATTTGATTTTTGCGTTTTTGAGAACTTAATATTCTACCGAATAAATCACCATAATCAGTAAACAAACCATCGATAAGAGGTGATAACTTGTCATTCCGATATCTTAAATGAATGACTTCACTTTGTTTAAAGCTTCTCTTAAACTGATAATTTTTTACAGTGACATTAGTAAAAGTATCTTCAAACACAGCGTATTCGTTATGTTCAAAGTCATCAGCGATAAGTAGATCACCATCATCAGATTGTATAATTAGAGCTTCATTATCATAAATAAGTTTGTAAATGAACCTTTCCCAAAAGGTACTTGCGGTCATATTCTTATTCGGTCTAACATTTAACCGGTAATAAAGCTCATTCTTTTCAAATTCTTCACCGTTTTTAACTCTGAATTCTGACTGGCTAATTGTTCTGCCTAAAAAGGATATACAGGTATCAATTGCTAGTCGTTTCATGTGTACTCTATTTGCTTTCTCAATAAACATTTCCACATCAAACATAAATCCTAATTCACTATTCCTTTTAAATACCGCATCCAACCATCCAATGATTATCACCCCCTTTATTAGAATTTAATACCATCTAGCATAAAGTCGAATTCATCCACAAGAATGTTATCCGCTTGCCATAATGCATGAATAAAAGCTTGGAAACCATCTGTTTTACGCTTAAATTCATCTTTTTTCAAGTACTCTTTGTTGCCGTCTTTTTTGATGTGGACGTAGACGTTATTGGTGTACCAACGCATTAACGGATTATCACCAAAAATAATACGATTGTTTGCAAATAACGTTTCAACTCTTGGTGCTAATAAAGAATGAATAGCTTTTGGATTACGAATATATAACAATATGAATCCTTCAGCTTCAAGTGCTGTTTTAACAAGATCAAGACGGAATGTATCAGCTACAATCGTATTAACACCGTATAACTCACGCATTTTTACAAACCAATCTACAATGTGAGAAATATTAATAACAGGTTCATCTAGAATAGTGAGTAAACCTTGTTCTTCCCATTCTTTAATAGGTACTTTCAATTTCACTTTGTCCAAAAATCCTTTTCTTACAAAAGAATGTGATTTCCAAATGTAATCCTCACCATGTTTAAATAGTAACCCGACTGATGCGAAGTCTTTGATGCTGGCGAAGTCGAGGCCGCCCACAGCTGTTTTGTGTCTTAGATCGGGAACTTCTCTAAGTGTTTCGCCATCTTCTTCAAAACCTGTACGCATTATTTCTTCCCACGGTGCAACAGACTTTGTTAAATCCGTTTCGGGGTAATTCATACGTTTTGTTATAAATTCTTCACGGTTAGATGGATTGTTTGCTAACTGTTTATACTGAGTTAATACCTTTTTAAATAACCCTTTAGCATAAGGGCTTCTTGGCTCACTGAACATTGGATTTGCTTTTTCCCACACATCAGGATTATCAATTTCTTCTGGATCATCAATCTTACAGATGAAGGGGAATAATGGATCTTCTAAATCTTTTCCTTTTAGAATGTTCATTGCTCGTTCTTTCGTCTTGTCCAGGAATCCATCGCGAACAAAACCATCTGTACCAATAAAAAATTCTCTAGCATTTGGCACTTTTCCAAGTCCACTAGAGAATACATTTACTACATCAAAGTTTTCATATCGATGTATTTCATCATAAATAACACAACCGTCACGAAGTCCGTCTTTTGAACTTGCATTAGATGTATGATATTGCATAACACTTTTTGTATCATTACCAAGGATTTCAACCTTAGTTCGGTAAAACATATCTTCTAATACTTCTTTACCTTCAATTGCATCATACACTTCACGAAAAGAAACTTTTGCTTGCTTCTCATTATTGGCCACAATTGAAACATTGTATCGATCTATTCCGTGTAGTGGGCTAATAAAGAAATGGCATAACGATGAAATTAAACCATTTTTACCACCACCACGAGCCATCATAATTAAAAATTGCTCGTAAAAAACAGAATCGTCTTCTTTATAAAACAGAAAGGCAAATGCTGTAAGGAATTTTTGAAATGGCTGCAACTCAAAATACCATTTCTCAGTGAATTTTATATAGTCATCATGCATTTCATTATCGAAATACAAGTCATCACGTATTAAGATGTATTTCTCCAGGTACTCAATTAGCATTATGCGCTCTTTATTTAGCTTAATTTTCCCTGTCTTATACATTTCAATATATTCATCAACGTATTGATTTTGAATCATGTTAAATCTTTAACTGAGCGCTTAGTTTTCTGAGGGACAATAATTACTTCAGC